CGCCCCGATCACCGTGTCCCACTTCTTTCCGGAACGCCCTTCCAGTTCCCGGATCCGCGCTTCGTGATCGTTCAGCGTGTCACCCTGCGCGTCGATCTTCGTTTCGATTCTCGTGACGGTCATCTTGATCGTCGTCAATGCTTCGTTAATCATGATGATTTCCTGTTCCGGCATGCTGCTCACCTCAATTCCGTGTACTGCGGCTTGTTCGTGATGTATCCGGTTCCGCCCGCGTACGGGATCTGATACCACCCTGTACTTTGGCTTACGCCCAGCAGCGGGAACGTGTCGCCCCGGTGCGCGGTGCCGAGCTTCTTGGTCTCGGCGTTATCGCCCTCGCGCACCCGGACGTTTTCGCCCTTGACGTAGACAGTCTGCTCCGTCGGCTGCGGATCCTCCTGCAGCTTCGGATACCGCCCGAACTTTGTCCAGTAGCCCGCTTTCCGCTTACTCTTCACAACCCCGACGTCGCGGCCCATGCTCTCGATCTGATAGCCGCCCGTCACCCACGCGCCGACGTGCACGATCTGTTTTCCGTCGTCGTGAAATACGAGATCGCCCGGCTTCAGCTCTTCTTCCTCGATCGGCGTGCACAGCTTGTACAACCCTCTGCTCGATGCGTCTTTGTCGATCAGCTTCAGCGTCTTTAGCACCCAGTACACGAGGCCCGAGCAGTCGAACGCTCTGATCTCTTTCACGCCCACCGCTTTCCGCTTCCGGTACAGCTTGATCGCGCGCTCCGCGTTCTCTGCGCTCGTTTCCTTGCTGCGGATCCACGCCTCCGGGTCCTTCATCTCGCATAGGTTCTCTCCGTTTCCTCCCCATACGTAGATCCCGCGGTTCACCTGCGAGCGTAGGAGCTCTTCGAACTTCTCGATCAGTGTCATGTGTTCACCTTCTCTATGCGTTTTGTTTATTATCCAGCGCCGCGATCGTGTCCGCGACGTTGCGCTCCAGCGTGCCGAGCTCGATGCTGCCGTAATGCCCGGTTATCTTGTTGAATATCGCTTTCACAATGCGGATCCGTCTCGAGATCCCGAGCTGCGGATATGATACCTTCAGACTGTCACCGACGTCGATCTGCGTTTCGTCGATACCCATAGCCACGCCCGGCACGACCGCCGTCTCTATGCTCTCCTGCACTTTCGTCGGATTCTTCCCGAGCAGCTTTTTCGTGACCGCCGCTTCGATCTCCGCCCGCGTCGCTCCCCACTCTACCGCGTCGGATACATTGATCAGCATCCACCGCGTCGGCAGATCCGCGTCAAGAACGAAGTCCTCGACCGCTCGCTCCAGTGTCCCGCCGTTGTCGCGTTCTACGTACGCCCTGACGTGACTGATCTGTTCTCCGTTGTCCAGTACGCGCAGGAAGCTTAGCATGTTGAAGCCGTACGCGATGTCGAGGTCTCTGTCTACGCCTCGGCGGGCGCAGATGTATACGAGCTCGCGCTGCAGATCCGGCCGGTACTGGTATCTCGCGTCCCCGCCGAATGTCGCGAGCAGCGAGCCCTCTCCTGACGCGAACGCTTCCGACAGCATGCGGATCTGGCTGATGTTAAATACTATCGGCAGCGTGTTGTCGATTCCGTCGTACCAGATCCGCAGGATTCCGTTGCTCGTTCTGTAGTCGTTCAGTGCGTGGCAGGCGTTCTCGATCCCCGTCACAGACTGATTGATCTGACCGTTGAAAACGATATAGTTCATGTCGTAGCTGATGTGCTCCGCCGTGACCTTGATCGTTTTGTCGATCCTGTTCTCTACCTCGCGGATCCGGAACGGCTCGCCCACAGTGTCGCTCGGCCGCGCCTGCGTGAAGATGATGTTTCCTGACGCGAGCTTGTCTGCATTGAAGCCCTGCTCAGGATAGATCACTGAAAGCGTGAACTCGCCGTTCAGTTCTTCCGTGATCTCCGCCGACAGCGCGTCCGGCAGCGGGCCGAGGCCGTAGCCGGTGAAGTCTCGTTCGGTCGCTTCGAATATCTTCATAGCTTATACCACCGCGGATCCGCAAGGTATTTGATGTCCATGAGCTCGGACTGCAGATCGACCTCGCACCGATACGTGAACCGGCGCTTCAGCGTTCCCGTCATAGCGACGCTGTAATACGTCAGCACGTTTTCTACGGCACTCGTCGTTTTATGCTGTACGTATATGATCCCGCGCAGCATGTCGATCACGACCTTCCGGTCCGTGTTCCCCGCAGTGCACGTCAGCACGAGCGACGTAACCTCGCTTGTGATCGGATTTGTGATCGTTATGTGAAGCACCTCACCTTCGGGCACGGTCCACGCCGACGGCCAGATCTCGATCAGCGGGATGATGTCGTCGATGTATCCGTCGCCCTTCGGAAATCCTGTCCCGATGAAGAATGCTCCCGTCGCCCCAGCGTGAATTTCTCCCGTCTTCGTCTGCGGGATCCGGTCGTATCTCTGCGGGCCGCAGTCGAAGTTCAGCGTGCACCGTCCGAACGTGTTCAAGCTGTTCGCCCAGTCGTTTCCGCCTAAAAAGACCGCTTTCCGGAGCGCCGTCGTGTCGTACGTATCCGTCAGATCTTTCGGTTCGTCCGGCGTTAGTAGCCACGCCGTGATGTCCGCGATCCTTTTTTGCATGCCCGGTGTGCCCGCCTTGACGAACACATCGTACGGCTGGATCACGTTTCCGTAGCCGCCCTGCGGTATGAAGATCTTCCCGGACAGCCCCGGTACCTGATACGTGTTGTACAGTTTTTCCGGCGTCGGACGCGTCGGGTAGTTTTCCACGTACAGTCCGAAGCTCTCGCAATTATTGTTATTGAATGTGAAGCTCATTCGAGAATACCGCCTTTCTCTTATTTACTGCACGCTGCATCTTGATCATGATCAGATCCGTCAGCGCGTCGATGTTTGTTCCCGCCGTCGGGTATACGTTTACGCTTACCCCGCCGAGGTTCGTCGTGTTCGTCGTCGTCGTGTTTGTGATCGACGATGTCATAGCTTCGAACGCAGGCGTCATGCTGAACGCCGTGCTGAGTTTCGCCGGGTTCATCACGTCGTCCCAGCCCTTGATGATGCCGAGCGCAAGGTTTTTGCCGATCACGTTTTCTGTGACCTTCGACGGCGACGCGATCACCGCGACGTTCTTCATTGCCTGAATGCTGCCGCGGATCATTTTCTCGGCTTTCGCGTATACGTTATGCGATTCCTTTTCGATGCCCGCTTCGACGCCTTGCCCGAGCGCGATCCCGACCGCCTCCGCTTTGCTCCGGACCGCTCCCGTGCCGTCGCTCAGTGCTTTTGTCAGATCATTAAGATACTTTTGGTGGTTTACACTTTTGTAATATTCTTCCTCTTTCGCGCTCGCCTTGTCGTAAAAATACTCAACGTCGCCTGTCAGCTGCTTGATCTTCCCGTCCGCCTCGTCCAGCGTCTTCTTGCCTGCGTCGTATTCCGCCTGCATGTTTGCGATTTCTTTTTTATTTTTCTCTATTGCTACGGTCAGGTCTCCGACTTTCGGCATGATCTGATCGGCAGACGTCAGCCCGTACTTTGCGAGACTTTGCGTCAGCTGGTCCTGCGATATTTTGTTCGCATTATATTCCGACCGCAAATGTAAAAGCTCTCTCTGCTGCGTTTGCATGACGGCCGTTACCTCTTGCCGGTTTTGAATCGCATTTCCGAGCGCTTTGTTTTGCTGGCGAAGCTGACGCGTTTCGCCTTCGATCTGCGCTATTTGTTTCAGCGAGTCGCCTGCGGCAGCATAGTATGCTTCCGCTTCATATCGCGCCGACAGTGCTTTAATGTTTTCGCGGATCTCCTGAGTGTTTAGATTCCACTTCCCGGTTTCTTCGTCGATCTTCAGCCCGAGCTCCGGATACAGCTCTTCCAGTTTGTTTACCGCCGTCTGCAGTCTTTCCGTGTCCTCCGCCGTCGGGTTCGTCTTTTTCGAAAGTTTATCAAAGATCTGTATCCAGTACTCCGCTTCCAGCTGCTTCGCGTTCAGGTCGCCGATCGAGCCCGATATCCTCTCGTACCGTCCCGGAATCTCTTTCAGTTTCCGACTTAGTTCCTCGATCTTTTCGATCGCTTCCTGCGTGCCTTCCGTCAGCAGCGACTGGGCGAAGGATTTTTCGAAGCTCTTTCCGATCTGCGGTATTGACTGGACCAGTCCCTTAAGGATCGCCCAGCCCATTTCGATCCCCGCCTTCGTCAGCTCCGGCAGGTTTCCGAGCAGAGATCCGATCGCTTTCCCGAACTCCTGCGCGTACTTCGGCATGTTCTTGATTATTTTGTCTTTCAACCGCTTCAGCGACCGGGAGATCCCGTCGATCAGTGCCGAGACGTCTCCTGTCTGCGTGAATTTCTGAAAAATCTTGACTACCTTTTCCAGTTCCGGCAGCACCGCGATCCCGATCTTTGCGCCGAGCGTGTTCTTGATCGCGTCCCACGTCAGTCCGAGACGGTCCATTCCGTCGTTGACCTTGTTTAATCCGTTCAGCGTGTCTTTGTCGAGTACCGCGCCGACGTCGTGCGCTTCTTTTTTCATAGCGTCAAGGTCTTCCGCGCTCGTCTCGATCAGCGGGTTCAGTTCCGCCGCCGATTTTCCGAAAATTTCCATTGCCGCCGCGTCGCGCTCCGTCGGGTTCTCGATCTCCCGCAGTGCGCCCAGCACTTCGTTGAAGACCTCTTCGCTGTCGCGCAGCTCGCCGTTTGCGTCCGTGATCTCTATTCCCAGATCCGCGAACGCCTGCGCCGCCGTCTTATTCCCGTCACGCGCGCTGTCCATGTTGCGCTTGAGCTTGGTCAGCGAGCCCGTGATCGTTTCGAGATCCACGTCGACGAGCTCCGCCATGTATTTATATTCCTGCAGCGTGTCCGTTCCGAGTCCCGTCGTGCTGTTCAGCGTGTTGATCTCGTCTGCGTATTCTGCCGCGCTCTTCACCGCTTCGATGAAGAACTCGCCCAGTTCCTGCACGATCTTCTTCGTGATTTCGAGCCCCTTCTTGATCGCGTCGCCCGCAAGGTTCGCCTTCAGCACGTCTCCGAATACAGACGTCTTTTCGCCGGTCGCGTCTTCCGCCGCGCCGAGATCCTTGACTTCGGTCGTTGTGTCTTTGGTCTGACCTTCGAGATTCGCAAGCCCGGTCTTTGCTTTCGCGAGCTGTTCTTTCCACTTCAGCGTTTCCGTGCTGTTCTCGCCGGTCTGCTCCGTCGATTTCTTGACCGCGTCTTCCAGCTTTTCGACCAGCTTGCGCTGCGCCTCGATCTGCTTGTTGAGCTTTTCCGTGACGTCTGCCGCTTTTTTCTCATTGGTCGCGTCGTTCTTGAACGCTGCCGCCGCCTGATCCGTTTCCGCTGCGAGCGTCTTTGTCTCTTGTATGATCGATTTCAGCTCCCGCCGGTATTCCGCTTCGCCGTCGATCCCGATTTTCGGCCCGATATTTACCGCCATTTATATTCACCTCACTCCAACGCGAGCATTTCTTCCTGACTGAGTTTTTTCTTTTTTGCGACCTCTTCTGCGAGCCCGTGATAGATCGCGTCGCAGGTCATGAGGTCCTGAAGCTCGCCGAACGGCGTGTTCAGGACGTCTTCGTCATCCATGCCGTGACGTCTTCCGAAAAACAGATACCACGGCAGCGCTTCCTCGATCGTGCGTTTGCCCGTGCCGCGCTTTTTTGCAGCCTCGCGGCCCTTTTTCGTCGGTTTCGAATTGATCTTGCCGTGATAGTCGCGGTCGAACGTCTCCGTGATCGACGCGACCATATGCGAAAAAAAGAGGTCGTCGGCGCCGATCGCGTCGATGATCTCTTCTATTTCCACGGGCTTCGCCGCCCGTCCCTTGTGCCGTTCGCTTTCCGTATAGCCGTCCGAGAGGATCTTCACGATGCGGATCACGTTCCGCACGGCCTCGACCGCGTCCCCGTGCAGGATCTGTCCGATCTTCGTGATGTCCTGCTCCGGGCAGACTTTTTCCGTCTCGATCGCCGCCGCGACCGTCAGCCGTAAGCCGTACTCTTTTCCGTTGATCCGCATCCTTTGATCCCTCCCTGATTCGTTACGGCGTGATGTCAAGCGCCGCCTTCAGTGCCGCTTCCGCAAGCGCTTCGCTCGCGTACTCGTTGCCGAGCAGACGCCAGCAGTGCTTTGCGCTGTCATCGCGCATGACGTTTGCCGTCAGCTCCTGGGTCTGCCAGTCGATCTCGTCTTCCTGCGTAGCCGCGTCGTCGCCGAACATCTGGAACTTGCACTTCTTGAGCACCACGGGCACCCAGCTCGTGACGCCCTCTTCCATGTAGCGCTTGATGTAGCCGATGCCGACATACGGGATCGCCGTATCGTCATCACACGCGACCCAGCCGTCGCCGTCCGCTGCCGGAAGACCGTAGATCAGCCGCGCAGCCGTGCGCTTGAGCCCGTCGTTGACGAGCGTTACCGTGCCGCCGCCGAAGGTTCCGGACGCGTCCTCCGCGACCACGTTGTCGGCGTAGAATTTGTTCTCGTCAGCTGCTTCGATGTCAAGCGTAACCGATACGCCGCGCGCGAGCAGCTGCCCGCTCGTGTACGATACGACCCCGCCGCTTTCGCCATAAAGTGCAACATACGGTTTCGAATAACCGGTGCACACTCTTCCTGCTGCCATATGTTTTATCTCCTTTTATCTCATGTTTGTTTGTGTGTCTGCGTCAAAGCGCGCCGCCATTGCCGTTACTGCCGGGCCCTCTGCCGCTTTGACCGTCCTCGTGACAAACGGGATCTTTGCTCGAACAGACGTCCCGCTGTTTACCGCCCGCGCGATCAGCGCGTTCGGCTGCCCGTTCGGGTATTTCGGCGACCTTGCGCCGTTGTATCCGGTGAATCCGAGCTTCGTGTTTATAAAGCCGTTCGCGTTTGTCATCTTTGCGAGCCCTATACCTGCGAGTAACCCTGCCTTTTGCGTTGCTGTCACGCCTCGCAATGGCAGCTCCGTCACCCTGTATCTGTTTGTAATAACAGGGAGCGCCGATATCTGGGCGATCGCTTCGTGCAGCACGGCCGCCGCGCCGTCATATACTGCGCGCTTGATCATGCCGACGGCCTTGTTGCTCATTTTGCTGAGCTTTTCCTCATACTCGTTCATTCCCTGAAATTGCAAAGTGGCCATTTCTCCGCCTCCGATCAGGCGCTTGTGTAATCCGTTGCGTATGCTCCGTAAAATGCGCCGTTCTGATACAGGACCGCGACCTGCATACCGGTATATCCTGTTGCGGTTTGTTCGGCGGTATAATCACTGATACCTGCCGGGAGCATGGCCTCAAACAGAATCTCCGTCATGTTGTTTTGGTCTTCTCTGACACGCGTTTTACGCAGCCAGTACCATACTTCAGATACCGTCTCTTCCCAGTATTTCAGGCAGAAGATCATATCCCGCGTTTTGGCGTATTCGAGGATTTTTTCCCGCTCTCCGTCCGCAAAGGTGACTTTTCTGTATGTATTCCCGCCTGCCGTAACTTCCTGGGTCCCGATCACATGCAGCATGATCGGCAGTGATTCGATGATCTCTTTCTTCGCGTTGTTCATGGTGTCCACATACCTCCATTCAAAATGCAGATAGCCGGTCTCCGGCTCGAACTGGATGCTCTCCATGCGGAACCAGACGCCGAGTGCGCGCATGGCGTCCTCGACGTCTTCCGTCGGATCCGGATTCGCGGCTTTTACGAACACGTCCACGTACCCGGTCAACATCTTTTCCGCGACCGGGTCCGCGTCCGCTTTCAGCTCGCTCTGACCGTCTGCCGTGACGACGCCGTAGCCGTCCGCCGGAGCTTGGCTCCACGACCATTCGGTGAACGGGATGTCCGTCAGTATGTTCAGCGCATCTACAAGTCCCGCGATCTTCATCGGTCGACCGTCACCTCCTCGACCGTCAGCTCGATTCCCTGATTGCGCCGGTACGTCCGGAGGATCCTGTACCGCGTGCCGTTGTATTCGCAGATCTTCTCGCCGTCGTAGTCTGAATAATCCGACAAAGCAAAAACGAACTGCGGCTGCAGTCCGTTTGCCATCGCCTGATACGCTTCGTTCATGCCGACAGAGCGGACCGTACAGTATACGGTCCGCCCGGTCTCTTTCGGTTTGTCAGTGACGCCGTGCGCTTTCGGATCCTCGGCGATCAGCGTCAGCACGTCCCGGAACATCATGACGGTGACACCTCCCAGTTCGTGTACCCCGTCGCCGTCCGGAGCTGGCCCTTCTGCATGTCGTACGCTTTGCTGAGCCGGTCGAACTCGTCGTCGGAAAGGCCGAGAAAATAGAGCATGCAATAAGTCGTGATCGCCTGCTCGCAGATCGCGTCAAGCGTCGGCGGGAGGACAACCCCTGCGATCTGCAGGTCCGTCTTCGCCGCGTCGATCAGCTGCTGGATGCGCGCATCATATGCGTTGGTTGTGATCCGAAGCGCCAGCTTCACTTTTTCAAGCATTTTTTTCTCCTTTCGACCTTGCGGTCTTTGTGTTATCCTCAATAGACGGATAGTGGGCGTTTACTCTATCCGTTCTGGATAACCCGATGCAGCAGACGCGGTGTAGGGATCAGGATTCCAATTAAAGCACTTACCCGGCATAACAGTGTATGTCTCCGACTTGCTGTGATATTCGACCCCTTGCACGTTCACAAGCGTGTTCGTGTCCGTTCCGAACTGAATCAGCACAGAACCCGCAACGAAAGCATCGTGAATCTCTTGCCAAGTCTTATCAAGCGTTCCGTCCGTGTCCGTCACCACAAGCACGCCGCCGCCCGAGCCACCGCCGAAATAGGTCGCGGCGTCTGCCACGATACCTTTGGCAATGAGGTCAGTAGCAAGAGCGTCATCGATGTCGAGGACGCTCTTCTCATCCATCGTGATCGTACCGTTCGACCACGTCTGCAGTGCAACGACTTTCATGCATTAGTCTCCTTCCGGGATCGCGACGGTGCAGAGCTTGCCCGGTGCGGTCAGTCCGATTGCGGCAAGCATTTCGCCGAGGATCTCGACCATGTTTCTCTTTTTGCCGGTGTACGGGTCGATGATGAACTCGACCTGATCGCCCGCCGGGAAGTTCGCCTGAACTGCACTCAAATCGCCGACGATCAGCCACTTCTCACCCGCCTCTGCGTCGCCGACTGCCGGGAGATGGCTGTTATACAGCACCGGCAGGTTTTCGTACGGGTCGACCGCGTAATTCGCGTTCAGTTGCGCCGACTTGAACGCTGCATGCGTTCTGCGGTTCATGACGATCACGGGCTCCGCGTTGTCGTCTTCAAGCTCGCCGAGCGCCTGCGCGACGATGTCCAGCGTTACCGCTGCCGCCTCGATCACCGGTACACCCACCGCCGTCGTGTCCGACGTCGTCGGTGCGCCCGTGATGACGCTGATCACTGCATAACAGAGCAGCGCCATGATCTTGTTTTCGAACTCGTCCATGATGTAGTCGATGAACGCCTGTCCGCGGAGTTTCATCGCCTGCTTGGATACCGAAATAGTTTTCTTCAGCGACGCGGCGACCAGCTTTACGGTTCCGATAATCAGTTCTTCTTCTTCGATGTCTTCCGCGCCTTCCTCATGCACAACTGCTCCCGTCGAGGATACCTCGAAACTTTCCTCCAGATTGCCCGGCGCATACGTCCGGCGGATACGGCGCAGAATCTCGTTGTTTTCCCACAGCGCATGAATGCGGTCTCCGACCATCGTCGGGACCGGCACCAGCCCGTCGCCTTCGCCGATGTTCGCGTCGAGCGCGTTGTCTGTGAGGATTCTGCGGCATTCCTCATATTTTCCGGTTTTGAAACCTTCTACCCATGCGTCAACATAGGCAGGGGACTTGCGGATTTCTTTCATATCCATCTTGTTCTGTTTCCTTTCTTCGGTAAAGATTTTGATCGGTTCGCCCTCGCCTGCGGCTACGAGCTTTCTCATCTCCGCGCGCTTCGCTTCCTCCGCGCGACGGTCTTCTTCGGCAGCGCGCAGCGCGTCTTCTTCCGCCTGCTGCTCCGCCCGGCGCTGCTCCAGCTCCGCGTTGATCGCCTTCATCTCGGTCTCGATCGCGTCGAGATCCGCGTCCGGCTTTTCCGCTTCCGCTGCCAGCACTCCGCGGCGCTCGTACAGCTCCGCGTCGGTTCTTTCTTTCAGTTCTTCCATGCGTTTTTATACCTCCGCCAAAATTCGGATCTTCTGCACCCGGCGCGCCCTTCTTCGGGCGTCGATCTCCTGACGTACTGCGTCGATCACTCCGTCGACGTACTTCCGCGCCGTAATACTGGTCGCCTCGTTCGCGGGCAGCGATACCGCGCTCACGTCATACAAGCGACTTATGTCAAGGATCGTACGCAGGACGCGTACTTCTCCCGTTTCCTGATTTTCCTCGATCTCCCGGCGATCCTTACGGACCCGGAAGCCGATGCTCATTTTTGTTATGTACCGCCCGGCGATCTCGTTGTAGATCTCCGCGCCGAGCGCCGTCCCTCCGAGGTCCGCCCGGATGAACAGTCCTTTTTCGTCCGGTCGCACTGTCAATGTGTCGTTCGATACTCGCGCCAAAACCCTGCCTTCGTGATCGAATTGTAAAATCGTGTCGCTCAGATCCGTATTGTCGAACGCGTGACGGTCGACCTGTTCATAGAACTTGATGCCGTCTTCCTCCCAGAGCAGAAACGGCTCGTCGAAGATCGACGCATAGCCCTCGACGATTTTTTCGCCCGCCGGGAAGACCGGCGTGAACGCTCTGAATTCGCGGCCTTCCGCGATCCTTTGTTCAATCGTTTTCATTCGTCTGTCCTTTCTGTCATATTGATGTACTCTGCCCGGATCAGCATCTGATCGCCGTCGTCGACCGGCGGCAGGTTCCAGATCTGCCTTATCTCGTTCCGCGTCATGAGACCGCGATCCATCATCTGCGCGCTGACCTGCAGCTTGTCGTTGTTGGTCATATACTGCAGCCGGTTCGACGTCAGCATGAATTCTGCGCCCTGCGAGCGTTCACGCGGTGAGAAAAGCATGCCGCAGATGACGTCCGAAAACTGCACGGAGAACCACTCGATGCAGCCCTCGTAAAACGCGCTCCATGCGTCGCCGTACGCTTCGTTCTTCAGGATCGCTTCGTTCACGCCGAAATACTCGAAGCAGCCGTCACGGATGACCTTCAACGTTTCCGCGTCCGCGACGAACGGCTTTGCGTCGAGCTGTTTGACGTCTTCCATTGTGTTCGGCCAGAGAAGCACGCCGCCCGCCTCTGCGTCCGCCGAGAAGTTCAACTCCGAGAAGCGCTTCCGTTCGTTCGCAAGGTCTTCGTCGCTCGACCAGTTGATGAGTTTCGCCATGAAGCGATAAGCCGCGCCGTTTTTGACGCCTGCCTTGATACCTTGGTTTTCGATTGAGATCAGGTCCAGCGTCGGACGCAGCGCTTCGTTACCGCTTCCCTTCAGATCGTCCTCGTATTGGAACCGCGTCAGGATCCCGACGCGGTTCAGCTCGATCGCCGCCCACTCGCCCCAGTGGAATTTGTAACGCAGCCACGGTTCGCCGCCGTACGCGACGACCTCGCAGCGGGAGGGGAGCAGCGGCCACAGTCCGACCGTTTCGCCTTTCTGATTCAGGATCGGTACAATGATCAGGTTTGTTTCCGCATACAAAATGGTTGCACATCTATAAAGCATCTGCGACCATGTATACAGACTGTTCGGCGTTTTTTTCAGCGCGTTCACCGTCACCGGCTGCGCTGATCCATTGAACACCGGCTGCAGTTTCGCAACGTGCCGCGCGATCGCGTCTATACATTCACGGACGAGCTGCGCTTCATAAATATGCGCGTCGAACGACCGGAAGCTCGCCTCGCGGCCTGTCAGCATGCGGTAGCCGCCCTGATATCTGCCCTGCGGCGGTTTTTTCCACCGTCCAAAGATTTTCTCAAATAGTCCCGCCATCATTTACCTCGATTTCTTAATCGTTCTCCGATCTCGGCTCCGTACTTTGCCCGCATGGTCATTGCGTCGAGCAGCGCCGCGCCGCCGTCTATGCGCGCCCTGCGCGTGATCTTCGTCGGCTTGACCCGGTTCGTCTCAATGTCCGTTTTTAATCCCATGTTGAGCAGATGCGACTGCAGCAGCGCGTTGTCTCCGATGTCGATCCGCCCGTCCTTCAGCGCTCCTTCGGTCTCCTGTATGACCGGCGTTAGGTTCGTGCCCTGCCATACGTCGTCGCAATGGAACGCGCTTTGTTTCAGCGCCGCGATCAGATCCGCCGCGCTGTACCGGTCGTAGCCGATCTTCAGCGGGTAGATCTGATATCGCTTCACGAGCTGATCGAACCAGATGAACACGTCGTGCCAGTCGACGATGTGATCGCCGGACAGCGACAGAAATCCGCGCTGGATCATGACGTCATACGGGACCTTGTCTTCCTCGATCGCTTCTTTCAACCGTTCGCGCGGCATCCAAAAGTGAGAGATCACATACAGCCGCCCGCCGCGCTCGATCACGATGCACGCGCTCGTCAGGTCGACGCGCTGCGAAAGATCGATCCCGCCGACGCAATAGCAGCCCTTGAAATCCTCGAACCGCAGCGGCGCGCCGGTCGCCCTCGCGACGACGTCATATTCGAGCCATGCCGACGCTTTCCCGGTGCGGATGCAGCAATACTTCCGCAGAAACTCCTGTTTCTTCGTGATTGACGTTTCTGCGACGGCGATCTCGTCGATCATGTAATCGATCGGGACGCTGACGCCGAGATTCGGCATGCTCTTTTTGAGCTCCGATAGACTGTTCCATTTCTCCGGGTCGTCGATCGTGTACAAAAACGGCGCGAGATGCTTTTCCTTACTGTTCCCGAGTAAAAGCGCCTGCGACCGTCTCAACAGTTCGTCCCAGATCCCGTCTGTTTCGTAACCTTCCGTCGAGATCGACAGGACCAACGGCTGACGCCGGGCACCGAGCGCCGACGTCAGATTTTCGTAAAAACGGATCCCTTTCACGCCCGGCCAGTTTGCAATTTCGTCGCATACGGCCAGATGCGGGTTGACGCCGTCGCTGCGCTTTTCCGAAAAGCATATCGGCTGCGCCGTCGCGTTCGACTGCGCGACGTAAATATCGGACCGGCGCTTTTTTGAGATCCGTTGCAGCTCCGGCTCCTTGTCGATCATCTGCCAGAAGGCGTTATAACAAAAGCTCGCTTGTTCCAGCTTGGTCGCCGTGAAATATATCCGCGCGCCGTACTCGCCGTCGGCGAACGTCATGTACGCGGCGATCGCCGCCGCTTCGAGCGTTTTTCCCTGCTTTTTGGCTTCTTCGCAAACGACCTCTCGAAATTGCCGGTATCCGTTTTCGTCGACGATCCCGAAGATCACGGCGATCTTTGCTTTCTGCCACGGCTCCAGCACGATACGTCCCGGCGCGAGGCGGCCTTCGTGGTGCCTGCAGAACTTTTCGATGAAGCGGATCGCCTTCTCGCCCTTCCGGGCGTCATAAAAAAAGAGCTTGTCTTCAAGCCCTTTGATGACGTATTCGTACCATAGTCGGATCCAGCGCCCGACCGTCTCCCGCCCGTCTTTGATCCGCTGATAATAGTCGAGGATCGGATCCGTCATTTTTTGTACTCGTTGTTGAATTCGTCGAGCTCGCTCATCTGCTTCGGCGGGGTTCCGATCTTGGTGATAATGTCGAGCAGCGTTGCGGCGGTCCGGTTCGCGCTTTCGGCATGCTTCGGCAGTTCCTTGACGAGCGGGTGCACATACTGGTTTTCCTTGTCGGCGACGTAGCTTTTCGTTGTTGTCAGCGTTTTTGCCGCCTTGATTTCTTTCCGAATTTCCGCAATAACGATCTGTTGATCCTGATACTGTCTTGCCGCCGCGACGAACAGCGCGTTCTGATCGACGCCGTACGATTTCGCCATTTCGATCAGATGTTTATATACCGATTTCGGGTTATATCCGTTTGCCATCGTCGAAGTCCTTTCTTTTTCGTCTAAAACCGTCCGAAAAAACACACGCGCGCCTACGCGGGGCTTTTCGCAGGGTCAGCCGCCGGTAGTCAATTTTTGACGACGCGATCGGCGACGGGGGGTATCAGATTTCCGCGAACGTCGAACACGTAGCGCTTTTTATGCGCCGTATGCTCGACGTTGTGACAGTCGAGGCATACGAGCTCGAGGTTCGCGAAGTTCAGCGCGACCCGCGGATCGTTTATATTCCGCGGCGTCAAGTAAACTTTATGATGGACGATCTCTCCGGCCTTGATCAGACCGCGCTTCCTGCAGCGTTCGCAAAGTCCGCCGACGCTTTGCTTGTACGCGTCCCTGCACGCATGCCAGGCGTCCGAATCATAAAACGCTTTTGCGTAGTCTTTTGCCATGTCCAAAACGGGTGAGACCGGCGGTCACCACAAACGCCGGTCTCAGGAGGATAATAAGAGGATGTCCGCTGCCGGATCTGCTCTATCCGACACTAACAGTATACCCCTTATTGTCTGTCATAAACTGTCATCTTTCAAGATCATTAGCGCCTGCCCGTGCTTTCTCCAGATGTGGTCGACCGAATAGTTCATCAGGATCGCGATCTGATTCCACGATCTGCCGTCGATATATCTGTACCGCAGCAGCATCCGCATGACAGGATCTTCGATCGCGTCGATCGCCTTCTCGATCTTCAGCTGTCTCTGCAGCAGCTCGCGTATCTTCTGCTCATAGTGATCGCGGAGCGCGAACAGTTCAGTCGCCGCTCGCTCCTGCGCCGATCCGCGCTCCGTCGATGCCGCGCCCGGTAGTCCCGTCAAGTGCGGGGTGCGCGGGGAATACATCCTGCTGTTCAGTTCCCGTATGTTACCCTCGATCTGTGCTATCTCGGTCTTGATATGCTGATACGATCTTAACTCCTGTTTCGTCATCTCTGCCTCTCTGATGCAGTGGACAATGTGGACAGCCGTTCCGCCTGCCCGACATTGACCACTGCTTGATCTTTGTGGACAGTGTGGACAACGCCATGCGTTGCCCGACACTGACCACCGCTTTTACTACGACTACTGAAAACAATGACCGGATGATCGGTTATAACTATAAATGCGACCTTTGGTCGTAAAACTTTACACATCTACAAGGCTTATCCAAAAGCCCGCCGCTTTTGGATGTCTTCTTTATATATTTGAATCTGTAAAATCCGTATTCCGTCTTCTCGCTTTCGACGAGCTCGTATCCCTTCGGCGCGATCGGCGGATGCTCTAAGCTGTACCAGCGCTTACATTCGACCGGATCCTCTTCGACCGGACGCCGCGCGTTCTTCGTCATTTTCCAACGCTTCCCGCCTTGCTCGGGCGACCAGTGGTTGAACAGATAATTTGCGAGCCCAGTGTAGTCCGGTCCGTGATCAACGCCGTCGTACCGGCAGTTCTCGCGCAGGTGCTCGATGCGGAAGATCCGCCCGTCGGTCCACTTCTCCTTGATCGCCTCTTCCGGCACGCCGCTTGATACCATATGCATATGAAAACGATGCGTCGTCTTTCCCTGTCCGATGTAAGCGAAGATCACCGCGTCCGGATATGCCCGCTTCAGCCGCCGGATATACAGGTCGCGGATCTTCTTCATCTCCGCAAAGCTGTAGACCTCGTGCTCGTCGTCGAGCGTCAGCGTCGAATACAGAGAGGCAGGGGAGAAGTTCTCATTGAAAAGCCGGACGTGCAGCCGCCTCGAAATGTCGAGGCGGTGCTTCGCCCGTTCTTCCTCTGATCTGAATCGGATCCGCGGCGTCAGGATCCTTTCGCCGCTGCGTCTGATCCTCGGCAGGATATAAACCTCCTGCTCGCACACAATGCCCGAAAAGATCCGTTTCTTGATCAGCATGTTACTCTCCTAAAATCTGTGTCTTGATGGTCTGAAGCTCTTCCGGGTTCAATATCTCGATATGAGACGGCAGCAAGACGATCCGGTCCGGCGAGCTGCGGTTCATGATGTCTTCAAAGGTCCTGCGCTCTTCTTCCCTCGACCATACCATCCTCCTCATGTATACGGTCGTCCCGGACTTCTCGCTTGCGCCGCGCTCGATCTGATCCGCGGCCTCTTTCACTTCGTCCACGGTTATTCTGATCTGTGCCTTTCTCACAACGATTCCCGCCAGCTTTTGTATCAATTCATTCTCTTTCGCAAGCGCTTCTGCGGCTTCGATCAGCAGCGTATAATCACATCCGTTGTCAGCTGCGAAGCGCAGGTCCGCTTCTATTTCTGCAAAGTCCCTCATCTTTCGCCGTTCCACCTTTTCTTCTCTGTTTCCATTGCTGCTTCGATGGAATCCTTTTCTCCCGCCTCTGCATCTCTGTCATACTCTGTTCCTTTTGTCCTGCATCCGCATTCTTCACAAACGACTAAAACTGTCGGAATTGTAAAGATCTCGTACCTGTCTTCCGCTGTGTGTATTTCAAATCGCGCAAGCCCGCCACAATGTTGGCACTCTTCTAAATCTAATTCTTCTTTTGTTCTCTTTTTCATGATTGCCCCGCAGTCAGGGCAATAATCAGTTTGCCGGTATTCATCACCGCATTTCAGAATTGCTTCACCACCGCATCTCGAGCATACAACGCATCCGTCCTCGTCTTTCATCCAGTACGCTGTTTCTCTGTGGTTTACGCTATTTAGCGCCCCGATTCTCTTTCTCGCGCTCGCAAGTTCCCTTTTCGCTGTACCATACATCCCTGCAAGCTCCCGAAACGCGCGTTCGCATTCCGCAGCAATAAGCGCATGCTTCGTGTTTGTTTCGTTGTTTTCAAGGATCGAATCGTTGTAGATGTCCTCTAACTTTGTAATAATTTCTTCAAATCTATTCATGCCAATCCCTCCAGTTGTCCCTCCGGGATCCCGGTCGCGCGCTTGAACGTAGCGACCGCCCGGCGGCGTTCCCTCTCCACGAAGTCCGACCACTCCGCGCCGGTCTCCGCGATCTTGTATCCGCCCGCTCTCGTGTTCGATACGATCCGCTTCCCTGCGCGCCGCGCCTGCTCGATCAGTTCCCGGACGTGCCGGTCGCTGTATCCCGTCAGCCGCACGAGCTCCGCCCGCGATATGAAGCGATCGGCCGGTATCAGCTTTACGATCTCGTGCATGGCGTCCTCCTACTTCAGCGGGATCAGCTCGTAATCGTCGTAAATATTCGGATAGAAGATTCCGACCCAGACGTTTCGCTGCATTATTTTTCTGTATGACAGATCTTCATTCCACTCTTGAATCTCTTTGATAAGCTCCTTTTTCCCGACGTCGTTGTCATTTTCGTAGTATTCATTTTCATACTGTGTTACAAGCGATCCGTATCTGACGTCAAGTGCCGCAATGTCTCCTTTTAGTCCGATATATGCGAATGCAAGGACGAAGAGCATGATAATCAAAACCATTCCTGAAACAACAGCCGCGATCGCCGCTACCAATGCCCCCGCTCCGAATTCGTCTTTATGGTTCGCAATAATCGCTGTTATCAGTGTCCCCACGAACACGAGTAAAGTAATAACAAATAACATTCTTTTTCCTCCTTTTTTTTGCGCTTCAGCCCCGCCACCGCATCAGCGCTGTTACCGCGCGCACTCTGTTTGCGCAGCTCCCGCACGCTTCCCGTGCTCTGTTGGCGCGGATCGGAGGATTCGAACCTCCGGAGCATTGCTGCTCAGCGGTTTAGCAAACCGCCGCTATCAACCATCTCTGCCAGATCCGCATGTTGTACCGTATCAGCGACCATTCCCGCACGTCCATCAACTTCTCTTGCCCCTTCGACCTTCCGTTCTGATCTTTCTTCGGTGCGTCATAGCATGCCTCTGACGCTGCGCATTTCCCGCAAACGCGGAGCGCTTTTCCTCCGGTCGATTGTTCCGGAAGCTCCTGCAAGTCTTCCCCGTAATTCTGTCCTTCAACATCCCATAGCCGCATTCGTCAGCTTCGCGACCGCGCGCTGCAGATCCCGTATGTTGCAAATCTTTCCGGTAAAGATCTTTACCACCTCAGTTTCTCTTACAACGAAAGCGACCTCTCCGTTAAACGTGATTTCTTTCACGTGGCGGTCGACGTTGTTCGCAAGCTTTGTGATCTCTTCGAACGTCTGCATGATCCGTTTGACCCACTCTTCCGCCCGGCGCTTCTGTTCCTCTTCTTCGCGCTTGCGCTCGTTCATAATGTCAACCAGTGGATTATTTTCAAGTGTGACCGGCGCGCCTTTGTACATAGGCCGCTCTTTCGCCCGTTTTGCCTGCGCGTATGCTGCTGCGATGCCGAAAAATTCTCCGCTCATCCCTGCGCCTCCTTTGTCAGTTTGTCCGCTGCGCCTGCGATCTGACGCCGCAGATCTTCGCTTTGTTCGGTGCGCGCTTCGGCGTCCTTTTTCTGCTCTTCCGCTTTCTGCAGCTTCGTCGCAAAAGCAAGCGCGTCGGCTGCGTGGTCGCCGCGAAGCTGCTCCATGTCCGCGACGTGCTCCAGCTCCGCCTGCGTCTGCCCCTTGCTCATCCGGTCGATGATCGCGTCCTTTTTATCGATCCTCCGCTGCAAGCTCCGGATCTCCTCCATCCGCGGCATGTATACGAACAGGAGCACGCCCAGGATCACAACCAGCGCGAGCAGTACCGGAACCGTAAACCACGGATTTTCAAAGATGCTTTCGCTCGCTTCCGTGGCCGTTACGCTTTCGAATAAGATTTTCATAGATACCTCCGAATGAATCTCCTGATCGTCTCTCTGTCTTCTTCCGGTGCCGCCTCGATCGTCGTCTGCAGGGCCTTCTTTATCACCGGCAGCGCCTTTTGATAATCCCCGCGCATTCTGTCATAGCGCGCCTGTATTCCGCTTTCCGTCGCAAGTCCGCCGAGCATTCGCGCGATCTTATAGTACGGCGTGCCTTTCATTCGCTCTTTCCAGATCTTTCGCTCGTCGTCGTCCGTGATCTTGTAATGCGGTTTTCTGCCTGTTCTGCTCTTGATCTCGCCGACGTCTTCCCCGAGCGCCTGCAGCTTTTTCACGACGTCTTCCTTCGTCCGCGCGTTCAGCTCCGCAATTATCTTGATCTGCTCGCCTTTGTCTGCCGCCCGCCGCCACGACCGCCGGATCTCGTCGTCGGTCATGGCCCATTTGTCAATCGGTTGCATCTTCCGTCGCCTCCGGACAAAAGTCCCCGACCTCGTCATAGCTTACCGTGCCGACGTCCCGGATCGAAAAGGCGACGTACCCTTCGCGCAGGCCCCATCCGGAAATCACATAATCGATCTGATACAGGTGATCGTCGATCTCGTGTCCGCACGGGACGAACGATCCGGACAGCGCGTCGTAGTCCGTCGCCGTGAAGCGTACGTAGTCCCCGCGCTGGTAGCCGCGGTCGTTCCGTCGGATCTCGAAGGTCTTCTCGCCGTTCAGTACGGCGTCGCAAAAATTGACGTTCAGTTTGATTTCATGCAGTCTCATTTGTCATCCTCCTTAATCGGCTTAAAGCATTCGTGTTGTCCTGAAAAGAAATCCGTCTCTTCCTCTGACGCCTCATACCCGAGCGATTCGATCACCTTATACAGACGATCGATCTCTTCGCTGATTTGTCCGTCTTCCGGCCGCAGTTTGTCTTCGTCGTATAAGAGTCTTACGAATACCGCGAACAGCGCGACGTTCTTCGGATCGTTGGTCCACCCGTCCGTCATTCCTTCTTTTCTGCAAAACGCATCACATGTCCTCGAAATTGCATAGCCGCTCAAGAAATCACACTTAAAGATCTCCGCAGCTTCTTTCTGGACTTCCGGCGACATCGTTTTCCCGGCGCGGATCCTGTCGGCGATAAACCGACCGATGCGATCGTAGATTGATCGACAGACGCCGTGCACCCTTTTTTCCTTTTCTGCAGCGATCTCCTTCAGTTGGTCCTGTTCCTCTTTTTTCCGGTCTTTTTCCTCGCTTGTGTAGTACAGCGCTGCGCCGCCGCTACCCTTCCTATAGAAAATCTTTGCGTCAGAAGGAAACGTTCTCTTTTTGAAATCCTCGATTTTGCTGTCGTCCGACAGTTCCTTTTCCAGCACATATTCGGATATCCACCCTGCATAGTGCTTTCCGTTGACGCTGTCTGTTTCCTCCGCGGGCAGCTTTTTCACGACCTCGACGATGCGTTCCTGCTGCTTCTTTTCGTTGATCGCTCTTTTGGCTCTGTCGATCTCCAAATCAAAACTTTTTGTACCGGCTGCCGCAAGGCATTTCGCCTGCAGCTCCGGATCCTCGATCTTCTCGATCTTTTCGAGGTCAAACAGCGACGCGCCGCGTTTGAACGCTTTCGATAGCGCTGTCTGATCGTACGCCGCGAGCTTCGCTCTGCGGCGGACCGTGCTCTCCGAAAGACCCGTCCGGTCCGCGATGCTCTCGAAGTCCTCGCCGAGATCCAGCATCATCTGTACGGCCTGCGCCTGCTCCGGGATCGTCAGATCCGCCCGCTGCATGTTCTCCGCGATCATGGTCGCGAGCTGCTCGCGCTCGTCCATGTCCTGCGCGATCGTCACCGGTACCGCGAACAACCCGACCTTCTTTGCGGCTGCAAGTCGCCGGTGCCCGATGACGCACCGGAAGCGGTTCATGTCATCGTCCAGCGGGACGACCGTCAGGTTCTGCATAATGCCGTTTCGCTGGATGCTGTCGCAGAGCTCCGTCAGATCTCCGAGATCCTTCCGCGGGTTCTGCGGGTGCGGTTCGATTTTTGATACCGGGATTTGAAAAATAGAAATGTCTCTCATGTGGTTTTCATCCTCTCTTTTGTGGTGGTTTATCTGATCATGTTGTCGTATCGCTCGGACGCCTCGCTCCGGAGCTCGTCCGTCAGCTTGTCCCGCGTGTCCTCGATGACGTCGAAGATCGTGCGCTGCCTGTCTGCGTTCATGCGCTTCTCGATCTCCATT